CCGGAATGTTAGCAGTCTATATGACAAGCCCCATCGCTAAATCTTTCGGATTGGTGTTGCCTGTCATATAGACTGCTAACATTCCGGCCACTGAACTTCTTGCCCATGATGCCGCTAAAGCTTTCAGATCTTTCATTTTTTCTTCTCCTTTGGCTTTGCCTTTTGGATTAGCTCGACCACTGGATATTCTCCAGCATAAGTTGTCAAGCGAGCGCGAGCGAAACCAACAATCTCCTTGTCAATATAGCGTTGCTTAATCATCACCATTCCGCCGTTGCGTTGATCGCCAGTGCCGGAGGTATTGCCCTCAATGCAATACACGCTCGTTGCACCAACCTTGACCACGATTCCGATGTGACTGATTCTGTCAATGCCATCGTGTGGAAAGTCCATAAAGCATAGATCTCCAAGCTGCGGCTTATCGTCAATCCATCGCCCAAGCTCTTTCATCTTATGAGCTCCGCCAGCCGTTGAAACCATTGACGGAATCTTCACCTTAGCCTGGTCAAAGACCCAGTTGCAGAAGGATCCGCACCAAGGCAATCCATCGGCCTTTGTAAACTTGCCGTACTTTGTCAGATTCTCGCCAGTTTCAACTGTGCCGACTTCAGCTAGCGCGACTTCGATAATGCGTGCGGCAGTGCCGTCAGGATATTTCATCTGATTCCACCACTGGCATTATCCATTGACAAGTTGTTTCATCAAATCCAAGATTGCCTTCAAGCTCTGGAGCAATAAAAGCATCTCTGGCTTCGTCATAAGTGAAACCAATACCTGCAAAGTTAAATCTAATGTTGCCGTTGTAACTTGTACGCTTACACAATTGTCCTCTAAAATTGCCATACCAAGTCTCCGGATTTAATCCTTCAATCAATTCGGTTTCATCAATTCCGACAATGACTTCGGTAACAATGTTATTTTGATCTAAAAATGCGTAATGTGCCATTATGCCCAACTCACATTTCCTGTGCCAGCAGTAATTGTTGTGACCTTGTAACCACCACTGGGAGCAGCGGTTGAACCTGTTAAACCTGCACCGATAGTAATTGTCTTAGTGTCTGAATATTTAAGGATTACAACGCCAGAACCGCCATTTCCACCTGTGGAACTTCCGCTGCTATTCCAAGTTCCTCCACCGCCAGCACCTGTGTTGGCAGCACCAGCAGTAGCATTATTTGCATTAAGTCCAAACTCACCTTGGCCGCTTCCATAAGTAGAACCACGAGAACCACCTGGTTGTCCACCGCCTGCATAGCCAACACTTGTTCCTGTTATAGAATTATTAACGCCAATACCTGCTGCGCTTCCGCCAGAAAAACCGCTAGATGCTCCGACACCACCTGCGCCGCCGCCTCCGCCAGTAACTGCTGCGCCTGCGTATCCTTGATTTGCCGTTCCTGAACCTGCGCCGCCAGAATTAGAACCGCCGCCGCCTGAACCGCCGTTTTGTCCAGAGCCGCCAAAGTATCCACCGCCGCCACCGCCAGTTGAAGTAATAGTTGAAAACACACTATTGCTGCCAGCATTTCCTGTACCAGAACTAGGAGCTGAACCACCTGCGCCAACAGTGACGGTGTAATTGGTTAAAGGATTCACAGATAAAACAGTTTCTGCGCTTCCGCCGCCGCCAGTTGGACTAATTGTTGAGCGCAAACCACCCGCTCCACCTCCACCTGCCATGGAACCGCTAGTTGCACCACTTCCACCTGAAGCTCCGCCTGCAATAACAAGGTAATCAATGTTTATTGTTCTAGGTGTTCCACTACTAGCCATAATTCCAAGCATTGGTGTCATTATGCAATGTCTCCAAATACAATCCAAGAGTTAGCAGCTAGTTTCTTACACGTTGCGCCTGAATTGGCAACACGCAATTTTGGCGTGGCACTTGTTGCACCTGTTGAAATCACTGTTGTTGTACCTGGAGTGACTGCGCCGACTGTTGGCTGACCTGCACCAGTAATCCAGAACACATTGATTTCTGTGCCAACTGCAAAGTTAAAAGTTGCATCTGTTGGAATGTTAAATTGAACCGATGTAGCTGCATTCATTGAGAAGATATTGCCTTCATCACCTGATGCAAATGTATAAGAAGCAGTCTTTGCAGAATAAGTTGATGCAATGTTGTCTGGATCAATCCACGCTGGAACGCCTGCAACAACTCCTAGAACTTGATTACTTGAACCAATGGCTAAACGTGTGTTTGTGTTGGCAGTTGCAGATGAATAAGCAAGATCGCCAAGTGTCGTGCCAGGTTGTAATGCTTTAAGTCGTGTATCAACGCCCTGAAGTGCAACGTCAAAGTCGGCTGGAAGATCTGTAACTAAATCAGTTGCAGTCGGTAGCACGAAGCCATAGTTTGTTGTTGGATTAGCCATTCTGTATTCCTTTCATCATGAGACTATTGTGGCATATTGCCACTCTAAAGTCGGCGACACAGTGTTCCATTTTTCGACTATTGGCACATCGTTCCATCGCATGGCATTAAGTGAATAAGCCAATGGCGACATGAGCAAAGTGACATCTAGTTGATTGTAAGAGGCTCTAAAAGTCCAGCCTTCAACGAAGCCTTGAAAGACGCCGGACGACATATTTGGCGGAAGGTCATTGAGTGCAATCGGCTGACCCATAAACACATTGATGAGAGCGTCACGATCTGCATTGTCTAGCTCTGGATTGGTCAAGGCGTAAGTAATAGAATCAAAAATTGGCTGAGGATAAGCTCGCAGTGCCAGATAAAATGCGGCCTGATCTTCGGCATCGGCTTCATGCTTGATGGTCGTTGTAATGATTTGAGCAAGGTCGCCATAGATTGCTATTGATGTTGGATCTGTATCGCTGACTTCGCTGCCTGAATTTATGCCGTAACTGAGCGTGATGTCATTTCTGACATCGCCCGCCCTTGTTTTAATTGTGATGCCTCGCCCTAGAGCGTGATTGGCGGTGAGATCCGTATAGCCGTTAGTTGCAAGATAATTTGTCCGGTGTGTCGAATCTGCATAGGAAATCAAGCCAGACGCCGATTCATATAAATAACCTAATCCGCTTGTGGCCAGAGCTGCGACTAGGTCATAAATAACGACGCGGTTTGATGAGCGTTGTGCCAGTTCATAATTGCCAGGCGTGTCAATCTCACCAATTCCATTATTTCCGGCGTTAGCCCATGTCGTCGTCGGATCATAAGTATTCCACTGCAAGGCAGCTGGAACCTGTTGCCATTGAGCCAATAAGACTTCGCGCAAGATTGTTTCAATCTGGTCGCCGTCAAAGTCCTGAGTCAAGACGCCATCTGTGAGAGCCTTCTGAAGCCTTGCAAGGGCTCCTAGAGCCGTGATAGTGACTTCTTGAGTGTAAGCGCTAGAGCCAACTTGCGACACGCTCACGGCGATGTCCACTAGTGATCCGCCAAAGATTGGCACATAGACGGCCGAAGTATCTTGAACCTCTATTGAGATAGTGTTGTTAATTTCGTAAGGTAATGCAGCTTGACCAAAGATAATAAGAGTGATTGAGCAATAGCCGGCTTGAGCTTGACTGTAAATATTCGTGCGTCCTGATGTAATGCTGAGATTGGCAAGAACTGAATCGGTAATGTCAGTGCCATCAATTTTGACGCGCCAGACTGGAGCCCACTGTGTCATTAAATTGCCTGAAGTGCGCCGGCTCCGCCAGTGCCACGATAGAATGAATCATTGAGAACATTGACGATTGTGCGAGCCGTGCCTTCGGCATCTATTGCGCCATTGACCGTCACATTGATGCGCGCAGCGTTTTGAGAATCTGTGAAACCACCGCCGCCTTGAGCAGCTAAACGCGCCGCATTTTGTGAATCAGTAAAGCCTCCGCCTACGCGAACCGCACCTGAAACCGCTGATGAAACGCCCCCGCCCGAAGTAGTTGTAGATCCTGTACCAGTCGAAGCGGACACACTAGGAACCGAGATTGTAGGAATGCTAGGTGTTGAACTAGTTGTCTTTGGAATTGTCACACTTGGAACGCTAACTGATGGGGCAGAAATCTGTGAAACGTTAGGCAAGAATGGAATTGAGTTGTACACACGAATGAGAGCATTGATGCCGGCAACCGCTCCAGCAATCAATGCGTTTAAGCCGTTAATAACTGCGCCAATCACGTTGATAATTCCGCCAGCAATCTCGCCGACTACCTTGAAAGCTCCGCCTAAGACTGTGACCAGAACCGGCACGACGTACTTTTGAATGAAGCCAATGAACTCTGAGAAAGTTTCTTTATTCTTGTCAATGGCGTCAGTGATTGGCTTAAAGAAATCAGCGAACTTTCCAAGTGCCGGAACGACTTGATTGACCACGAACTCAACAAGCTGCTGAATGATTGGCAGAAGCTTTGCACCGACTGATTCTTTGGCTTCATCGAAGGTCACTTTAAGAATCTCAAGGCGTCCGGCGAATGTCTTTGCGTTAGCTGCGGCCGCTCCACCAAATAGATCCGAAAGCCTTGTCTGCGTCTCTTCGAATGACATCGCCTTGAGCTCTGCTGAAGATAGTCCAATGCCTAGTTTGCCTAGAGCTGCGGTGTTGCCGTCGTATGCCTTACCAAGTGCGTTAGCTACTGAATCCAAGCCTTTGCCAGTAGCTTGAGAAATGTCCAGAGCAAGATTGAGAAGATCCTGAGCCTTTGTGACGTCGTTTGTTGATAGCGAAAGTCGCTGCAAGGCTGGACGAAGTTGATCGTCTGCGACACCAGTGGCTAGTGATGTCTTGAGAATCTGCTTTTCGACCGATGCAATCATTTCATTCGTTGCACCAGTTGCATTCTTTAACGCAGTGGCAAGACGAATCTGTGCAGCTTCATCTTCAATCGCAGCTTTAACTCCATCGACTGCAAGCTTAACGGCGTAGGCTCCAGCAGCAGCTCCGGCGGCTGCGAATGCTAGTCCTGCCTTTTTACTGAACTCGCCCATCTTTGATGATGAGTTATCAACGTCTCCGTTGGCTTGAGCCAGCGACTTTTTTAACTGATCTACATCAGCAAGAATCGAGAGCTTGAGTGTGCGCGATTGTCCGGCCATTTACCACTCCTTCAAGATTCGGTCGAAAGCATTTTCCCACTTTGCAATCAAGTCTGGCTGGATTTCGCGTAGTGTCGGATAAATAAACCAACCTTTGGAACCAGCGCCTTTTGTAGATTGGCCTGACCAGACTGGGAATTGTTTAAACTTGTTAGATCCGAACTCTGTACCGCCCCAGAGATCCTTTGTTGTTCCACCACCAGAAAACTTTTGACTTACGAAGCCGAATGAGAGCTCACCAATCTTGGAAGATTTCGACACACGGGAGCCACTGGCAATACGGTCGGCGGCCTTGCCTCTGGTGATGGCCTTCTGCTGAATCTTGCCTTGAGCGAATTCTGCAAGAGCTGAGGATTCTCTTTTAGCTGCATCAGTAGCTTCTGTATCCATCGCCTTGAATGCGGCAGTAATGCGACGAAGGTCTGCCTTGTCATAGGCGATCTCAACGTTGTCGCTCACT